GCTATCAACGACTTATGACTTTTATCAACGACTTACGTAATATCGTATAGCCCGTAGTAAGCCATAAATGCCCCTTTAAGCCGTCCGATTTTCAAATGGCACCCTACCCCTCGAAGGCTCACAGGCGATCATACAGGGCTAACCTCAACTATTGAGATTCAGTCGCATTAGGGGTTATTGAGAGTCAGTCTCATTCCAAATTCACCCCCGTAATACTTTCTTTATGAGAGAAATATTTTGTTCCACGTGGAACATTAGAATGATTCTTAGGTGCTACTGAGTCCCAGTCTCATTAAAACTACAGCCCGACTTTTTGCGACCCAGTCTCATTTAGGGATCCGTGCTTATTGATATTGAGTCTCAGTCTCATTACGGCGACATGGGGGGAGGGGGTCAAAACTTTTTGCGACAACATCTCTCTAAATACATAAACATGGCTATAAAAAAATATGCTCCTCATAGGATTTTGGACTTGACAGCCCTGATCAATCAGGTGATACATAAGGAGTTCTCTTGATCCTCATTCCCTTTCTCGCCTACGGCAGAAAGGTTTATTACGTACCACAGGTGTATTGTATCATATAATATACTTGACACATAAGTGCTACTAAGAAATAGTTTAAATAAGATGGATGAGAAGGAACAGTTAATGCAGGAGATAACCACGTCCATTCAGGACATATCTGAACAGAAGGAGTTAGGTAAGCTGAATAGTCTAAGTAGGTTTGCTCCGGAACGGGTAGCTCAGATGCTATACCTGTATGCCACAGGATCTAGTCAGACCCGGTTAGTTAGGAAGTATGGCTTCGATAGACATACTGTCATCTCAGTGCTTACGGACTATGCAGACCACATAGGTAAGTTCCGGGAACTGTCCGGGAAGATAGCCGCCAAGAACTATTTAGATATGTCCAGCTTAGAGGAGGACCTCATTGAGGTAGTCCGGGACCGGCTTGAATCCGGGGAACTAGAAGCTACGTTCCGGGATCTTAAAGAACTTTCAATAGCTAAAGCTAATGCCGCACGGGAAGCACTGACCGCCCGGGGTGAGGCAACCAATATCACCGAGGACCGGAAAGTATATACCCAAGAGGACTACGAGGCTACCGCCAAGGCGGCAGAGGATCGAATCCGGAAACTAAAAGAAGCGGAAGTGATTGATGTCGATTAACTCAGAATACCATGAGGATATACACGAGAAGGTTCGGGCTATCTTATCCGAGCACTTCCCCAACTATATGTTCATAGTAATGAATGATGACGGGGATTTGTATTATGACTTCACTAACTTGCCAATAGGCAAGATGCTAATGAGAGAAGTCCGGGACGAACTAGATGTGGACGACTTTGACTTCGAGTGGGTAGAGGAGGACGAGGAAGAAGAATGATTGAGTTTACCCCGCACCCGATACTAGATGCCCCTAGTGATGAAGAGATTCTACTCCTAGCAAATAAAGATCCTAAGCTACTCGAGGATCTACACCGTGCTCACGAGGGCAGGATTGAAGCCGCCACCAACGATCCGGTTCGCTACGGCTTTGACTTAGATGGCTGGGGCAGGATCCGGAACGGACTAAAGGAATACAACGAGGTCCTTACCCTAGGGGGTAACAGATCCGGGAAGACTACCGGGTGTGCAAAGATAATTATGCAAGCGGTCATGGAAAACATGAACGGTCACATAGTTTGTTTCTCACAGAATGCGGATACCTCCGTCAAGGTTCAGCAAGCCGCCATGTGGGAGATGATGCCCAAGGAGTTCCGGAAGAAGACCAAGAGCACGGAGGGATACATTAACTTCTCTATGCAAAATGGATTTACCGGAAGCTCGTTTATCTTTCCGGATACCCGGACCCGGGTTGACTTCAAGACTTACACACAGTTCTCAAATAACCAAACCATCCTAGAGGGTATGCAATTCGGGTTCCCTTCTAAGCCGGACCACCTAAACATGGGGGCATGGCTAGACGAATACCTTGGTGATGCGGCTTTGGTTAACACACTTCGTTTCCGTTTAGCTACATTTAATTCAAAGATGATACTGGGGTTTACCCCTATTGATGGGTTCACACCTTTCATTAGCGAGTATTGCACCAATGCGGAAACACTAGAGACTCGTGAAGCGAGTCTATTAAAGAACCGCCAGCTACCAATCCGGCAGTATAGTCCTAACCGAGATGCCGGCATTGTTTACCTGCACTCAGATGAGAATCCATTCGGTGGTTACAAACGTCTAAGCAAAGATCTAAAGGGTCGCCCAGATGAAGAGATCCTAGTTCGTGCTTACGGTGTACCGGTGAAGTCAATGACATCACTGCTACCCCTGTTCTCGACTGAGGTAAATGTTCTTGGCGACATTCCAAACAAATACGGAATGAAGTTCCCGGACATCAATGACGATGACTACACAATTTATATGGTGATGGATCCGGCAGGTGCCCGAAACAGTGTAGCTATCTGGGCGGCAGTCAACGAAGCCGGGGAAATATACATCTTCGATGAGTTCCCGGACCGGGATGCATACGGAGAGTGGGCAATGTTCGGGGACCCAAAGTGGAAACGTGGACCAGCATCAAAGAAAATAGGCTACGATGTGCAGGGATATACCGATTTATTCTTAGGAATAGAGGAATCACACGGTGTAGAAGTCTTTGAAAGGATAGGAGATTCACGTTACTTTGCCCGGGAAAACGAGAATAATGACGACTTATTTACTACATTCTACGATCATGGCTTAGTCTTTGTCCCATCAGATGGCAGGACACAGGACATGGGCATTAGTGCACTGGATGATTGGTTCAGTTATAATCCCAATGCTAGCATCGATGAAATGAATAAACCTCGTTGCTACATTCACGAACGATGCGGCAACCTGATTGACAGTTTAATTAACTACAATGCTAACGGAAAAGCTGACGAACCACTAAAGGATTTCTTTGACGTGATTCGTTATCTACGTATGGCTAACCGAGGCGAAGGTCCGGACCACGTTACCAACAAAGATATGAAGGTAACACAAAAAACAACAGGAGGATATTAAATGGCTAAGACAAAAGCAACAGCACTAGCAGAAGAACTAGAGGTAGATTTTTTAACTATCTCTACTATCATTGAGGAGAATGTTTCCGAAGATGATATTAGCGGCAAGGGTAAGAACACTTGGTTAACCGAGGATGCGGTCAATATAGTTAAAGACAAACTAGAGGCACCGGAGTTAATCCCTAACTACTACATTGGCAAGGTGCTAACTCAAGCACCTAACCCTAACTACGTTTATGTTTATTTAAATGAACTAAACAAACGAGTTCCGGTAGTTGTGCCACGTAGGTTCAAGGGCAAACTAAATGGTAAAACAATTAAGGTAGAAGAAATTACAGACAATGCAGGATCCAGCTACAGATACATCCCAACAAGACATAACCCTTGATCCGGAATTTATTGATCAACAGGTTGACCGGTTGCTATCTTGGGAGATACTACAGAGGTATTGTAACAACCAAGAAAACATACCTATGAAACCTTTAGATTTGTGTGATAAAATCGGGGTGAATAAGGGCTATGTCCATCAGGTCATCACAACCGTTAGAAAAAAACTAAATGCAGAACGAAGATATTTTTGAATCCTTAACATACGTTGGGGATGAACCAAACGTCAATGCTCTCCGCCGTGCTTACGATCAGACGGTAGTTGAGTTAGAACCATACTTTGATGTGTGCCGCACATCTTATGATGACCGCCGCAATTTCTGGAACGGTAAGTCCCGGGATCTCAGGAAGCATGGAGCAGATGCCTTCCCTTGGGATGGGGCATCCGACATGGAGTCCCATACCATTGACGAACGTATTACACGTTTAGTATCTTTGTTCATGTCAGCACTTACTCGTGCAAATATCCGGGCATTCCCCGTTGAGATCAGTGACATCGGACGTTCAAAGGTTGTTTCAAACTTTCTCCGTTGGATGGTTACAAGTGGTTACATTAATCGGTTCGCCGAAGAAATGGAACTAGGTGCTAATTATATGCTAGAACGAGGGTTAATGGTTACATACGTAGGTTGGAACCGGGAAGATACCCGATTCAAACAAACTGTAACCATGGATCAGATAGGACAAATGAACCCAGAGATCTATCGCTCCATCCTTGATGGGGGTAACGATGACGAACTCGCCGCTTTTATTGAGACTACGTTTGATGGTATCAATATTAAAACAGCAAAAAAAGCTATCAAAGAACTTCGCAATACTAGCGAGACGGTTCTTCCTTTGATCCGCCGTTTAGTAGATGCACCTGAAATTAAAACACTTTCCCCTGACGGAGATTTCTTTTTCCCGAGCTATGTTACTGATCCGCAACGGGCACCCTATTGTTTTTGGCGGACATCATACACAGCCCAAGAGCTAGAGGGTAAGGTTACTACTGACGGATGGGATGCTGACTTTGTTCAGCACATCATCGAAAGGTATCGCGGATCAAGCGACAACATGGTTGATCGTGATAGCGATCAAAACCGTAGCATGATCTTTACTGATAATACTGATCAGCAAGACGAACTAATTGAAATCATCTATGGCTATCAACGTTTGGTAGATCAAGACGATGGGGCACAAGGAATTTATTGCACAGTCTTTCACAGGGAGTTTAGCGGAGACGGAGACATTCCCGGCTTTGCTAAGTTTGAATTACTTAACGGATACGAGGATTACCCAGTGGTAGTCACACGTTTATCTGAGGACAGCAAACGTATGTATGATACGATGACCTTCCCTCAGATCCTTCGTGGTATTCAAAACCAAATTAAGATCGAACGTGATTCACGGATTGACCGGAACAGCATTGCTACAATGCCGCCGATCATTCACCCAGTGGGTCAGGCACCAACTGATTGGGGTCCCGGTCGTTACATTCCTTATCGTCGCAAGGGGGATATTGACTTTGCACCTACTCCGCCACCGCCCACCGGGTCCATTGAGATGGAACAAACCCAGCAGGCTCAGGCTGATCGCTTGTGCGGACTGGATGAAACCAGTCAAATTAGCGGTGTTCGCAAGCAATTCTTGGTCGATAAGTTTCTTCAGCACAATGCTAAGGTCCTACGTATGGCATTCAAATGCTACCAACGGTTCGGACCTGATAGCACATTCTTCCGGGTCACCGGTGTCCCTGAGTCAGTTCAAATGGTTAAGGGAGATCCAAATGAAAACTTTGACATCATGATTAATTATGATGTATTGACTACAGATCCAGAAGCACAGGCACAAAAGTTACAAGGAATGCTTGGTATGCTTCAGTACGATCGCAACGGTCTAATGAATGTAGATAACTTACTTACGGCAATCGCATCATCTATTGATCCGGTTCTGGCGGACGGAATACTTCAGTCACCTCAAGTTGCTCAAGACGAAGTTATTCGTGGAGTAACTGATGACTTGGCTAAGATCTTTGCCGGTATTGAAATGCCAGCTCGACCTAATGGCGGTCAAACCGCAGTCCAACTTATTCAAGAATATTCACAACAAGAAGATGTAGCTGGTCGCTTACAACAAGATCAAATGTTTGCTCAACGTTTAGAAAAGTATATGGGTCAGTATACATTCCAAATGCAACAAGCAGAGAATGCACAGATCGGACGTATCGGAACATCCCCCGCAGAAGTCGGCAACGTAAATACACAAAATGCAAACGAGTCCAGTTACTAACATACAAGAAGATTTAGACACACTATCTCAATACGAAGCATTTGCTCGCTTCATGGGATTTGTTTTAACAATGAGAGAAGAGTGCATCGAAGAACTGCACCTTGCTAACTCAGACAATATGCAACAGATCAGTGGTAGACTGTTGTCATATGATCAAATTTTACACATGGTTGACTATGATTCTCTTATTGAGAAGCATAGAAATTAAGTGTGATATAATAAAAACCATCGGCATCGCTCGCCGTTAAGGAGTGGGTAATTATGACAGACGAATCAAATACGGAGATCGCTGAAGCCGCAAGTTCAGTGGACAGTACAAATATCAGTGTAGCTGAGTTCGCTCAAGCTCGCTTGGGAGGAATCCCAACTGAAGAAGAAGTTGCTACTCAACAAACAGAGGAAGTAGCTCCTGAGTCAGTTGAAGAGGAACCCCTAGTTGTTGATGCAGAAACAGAAACGGTTGAACAAACCGGAGAAGAATCTGCTGATGATGTTCTTTCTCAGATGAATATGGACGATATGTCCGAAGACGAATTACGGGAACTAGCTGAAAAGTTAGGGAGTCGTGCCGTTGCTAGGTTTGGAGAACTGACAGCTAAACGTAAACAAGCCGAAGAAGAGCTTGCTCGTTTAAAATCAGAGATGCAAGCCGAAGATCCTCTTAATACAAAGAAGCCAATCGAAGACAATCCTTTCAATGATTTGAATACAGTTGAAGAACTGCAAGGCAAGTCACAAGAAATGGATCAGGTAATCGAATGGGCAGAAGATCTTATTTTTAATAGCGATGGTTACGGACCTGAAGACGTTGTTACTGAAGCCAATGGTCAAGAGCTTACTAAAGCTCAAGTCCGTCAGACTTTACGTAATGCACGTAAAACAAAGGATACGTTTCTACCTGATCGCCTACGTCAACTTCAAGAGCAAGCTCAGTCAGTGCAATTAAAATCTGCATTTGCTGAACAAGCTAAAAAAGAATTGACGTGGATGGATGACGACAGCAATGACGTTAACCAAAAGTATCAGGCTATGTTACAAGATCCTCGTTTGCAAAAACTTGAATCAGTAATGCCCGAAGTCTCCGCACAACTACCATACCTAATTGCTCATGCGGCAAATAGTTTGTATGCAAGGAAGCCAGTTGGATCCATGAATCCTCCTAAAAGCGGCATTCCTTCGGCATCGGTATCAGATCGTTCTACATCTAAGAAGGCTCAAAACATCAAAGCAATAAGTCAACAATTCCGTGATAGCGGAAACAAAAGTGATTTCATTCGTCTACGAACCCTTCAATTATCTAATCAATAAACATTTAATACAATGGCATTTTCTAATACATTTACAACATTACCGGGATCGGCTTCTTCCAATCGTGAAGACTTGACCGACATCCTGTCAGTACTTGCCCCCGAGGAGACTCCAGTTCTCTCCGGCGGTTCTCGCAAAAAAGCTACTAACGTTAACTTCGAGTGGACACTTGACAAGCTGGACGATCCAGCCGCCGCAGGTGTTGTCGAAGGTGCTGACGTTGCAACATTCACTGATGCATTCGCCGCTCGTGAACGTACTTCTAACTACGTTCAAAAGTTCCGCCGTGACTACATGGTATCAGACCTCCAAGAGGCTACTGATTCTGTTGGTCCTGCTAAACTTGCTGAGGCTGAAGCCAAGTCAATCCGTGAACTAAAACGTGACATCGAGCTTACTCTTTGTGGTTCTCAAGACAAACAAGTAGGAACTGGTTCTAATGCCTACCTTACTGCCGGTCTTGGTGCTTTCATCGATGACACTCCTGTTACAGGTTTAGTTCCTGCTGGTTTTGAGACTCCCGGTTCTAGCATCTATGCTACAACTGGATTCAACGAAGCTGAGTTCAATGACTTGATCTCCAGCATCTACCGCCAAACAGGCAACGTAGATAGCTTAACTCTTGTTGCTGACACAGGTCTTCGTCGTGTAATCTCTGACTTCGCTCGTGTCGGTGGACTTCTCTCTGATTCAGTTCGTTCGGTTAACTATGACGGTGGTTCTTCCACAATCAAGTTGTCAGTTGAACTTTACCAAAGTGACCACGGTATCGTTAGCATCATCAATGGTAACCCAGCTTGTATGCCTGCTTCGACTGGTACTACAACTACTGCTACTGGATACTTGGTTAACCCCGAGTACTACGGCATCCACGAACTGATCCCAATGGGTTCAACTCGTCTGCCTAATCAAGGTGGTGGCGAACGTGGCTACGTTGATTGTGTTCTTGGACTTGGTGTATACCATCCTCAAGCTCACGGCAAGATCACTCAGATCGACTAATTCAATCCGAAGTCTCCTTGCCCCATTTGGGGCAGGGAGCTTCTTTTTATCTACACATATGTCAGAACAAATAAGTCCAGAATTAAACGAATACGTTGACAAATACTTGGTCAATGAAGTTCAAACAGAGAAAGAACGTGTTGATGTTGCCAAAGAAGAGGCACACTCCAATGTCGGGAAGACTCACCCGGTGCTTGGTAAATGCATTGCAACTATACCTGCTCGTGAATACTTTCGATTGGTTCAGCAATACGGAACCGAAGAAGTGCACAGCAAAGAATTTTTAAAGTTTTTCCAAAAGGAAATGCCTGAACTTGCTCCCAATAAAGTCTAATGGCTACACCCAAAAAGTATTCAGATTTATTTGAACTAGTCCGGTCCTTAGCCGGGGTAGCTTCATTTACTTCCAGTGAAGAAAATGACATCCTACGTCTGGCTAATCGCAGGCTGTATGAGGCTTACAGTGCTTCACAGATGTGGACACCTTACATTATCGTAGGAGAGAAGAGAACAATATCAAGTGACCAAGTTGTCCCGTTTGCACAAGCAAGTCCTCTCAAGGATACTATATCTGAGTTCCAACGTATTCATCGCGACCAGCCGTTTCTTAATTCAGGAACTCTGGAGTATAACTTTTATGTTGATGCGAACGGTGCTCACGTAATGAACCTAGGTAGCACAACTGACAGTTCGGTTTATGTAACATACAAAAAATCATTTGCTGATTTTACAAAAACTTCAACAGATATTCCTGAAGAATTTTTCTACTTCGCGGCTCATGCTACTTATGCTGACTTCCTTCGTATGGACGGACAGACCAGTAAAGCGATGGACGAAGAAAATAAAGCAACCTCTTACCTAGCAAACGAGCTAGAGAAGCTCGATATAATCTCAAACAATAATACAATTCGACGTAAGTTTACTACTTATGTTTCAACACAATCCAGATAATGAATACTTACGTAGTGAACAGATACAATGTACCTACACCGGGTGCAACCGCTCAATTAATAACTTTCGATGATGCGACCGTAAGACAATTTACGGCTTTCAATAAAAACACTAAGGTTATGTTTATGAGTGTAACAGATGGTGGAGTTTTTATGACCGTAGACGGAAGCGATCCTACAAACAGTAATAATCACAAGCTGTATGCAGGTAATAATTATTACTTTAACTCAGATCTCATTAGCCAAGCTAAATTTAAAAAAGATCCAAACAATGCAGGTAGTGCTTTAATTTATGCATCTGAATTGACTAACTAATAATAATATATGAACTCGTTTGAGGTAAGTAAATATCCGCCTAAAAATCCGAGTATCGCTTCTCAGCACGTATTATTTCCTAAGAACGGAAATAAAATTACAAGATCATTTGGTCCTGCTCAAGTTCACAAAAATACAAAAGTTTGTCTGCTTAGTGTAACTGAAGCGATAGGCAGGGAGGGGGGATTTTTTGAAACGGTTTGGTATACATTTGATGGAAGTGTTCCTCGTCCTAACAATGGGCATAAAATGACAAGCCGAACAATTTTAAAACTAGCTCCTGAGGCGATTAGGGTTGCAAAATTTTCTAATCAACCCGGACAACAAAACGGAAATTTTAGACTACGTATGGATCAGCTCTCTTAATCATGGAAGAAATATTCACAAAATCATTTATAGGAACCGGGGGATTTTTGGCTACATTGGGACTACAAGAAATTAATGCATTCGTCAGCCTGCTCGTCGGCTTGGCTACACTTGGATACATGGTATCATCAATCATTAAAATATGGAAAGGACTTGGTAAATGAACATAGAACTATTAGCAATGCTAGGCGGTGGTGTTTCAGGATTCATAATGAAATTCATAGCCACCCAAGCCGAAGCACAAGGTCGTGCCCTTGAGGCAATGATCCAACGTCAAAACGTTGCGGACCTGTCTGCAGACAAGGCATCCGCCCGTGGTGGTGTATGGGTTCGCCGTGCATTAGTAGCAATAACGTTCTTTGCCATTGTAATAGCTCCATTCGTCTTTGCTTGGACTGACGTAGGGGTAAGTGTAGCTAGGGAAACAAACGGCTTTCTAGGGCTATTCAAGACCCTCAAATGGGACACCGTGCAGGGCTTTGTGATTTTACCGGAGGTTCGCCAGACAGCAATAGCTATTGTTGGCTTTTACTTCGGATCATCTCAAGTTAAATAAATATGAGTTTATATAAAAACATAAACAAACGTAAGAAAGCAGGAACCAGTCGATCAAAATCTAAATCTACAATTTCAGACAAAGCTTACAAAAATATGAAGGCTGGGTTTCCTAAAAAGAAAAAGAAAAAATAACAACAACAATAAGGAAAAATAATCATGGGTTTAATAACACCAAGTAAAGAAAAGTTTGATAGACAATCAGTAGCAACCGGAAGCCAAGGTAGTGCCAGAAAAATACTTTCAGGTGCGATTGACAAATTAGATGTGTTTAAACATCTGAAGCAAAGGGACCAAAAAAAGTTAAATAAAATTAAAGCCGAAATGAAAACTACTGATACAAATATGGCGAATGCTCGTACGGTAAGTGCTTTAAAAAAGAAAGACTCTGTCTTCAAATATTAATAATAAGTGGCAATAAATAAAAGTAAAATGAAATGCAACTCACCTCGCAGAGATGTGCAAGGTGGGAAGAAGTTCGTTGTCAAGGCTTGCCAAGGTGGTAAAGAAAAAGTCGTCAGGTTTGGTGATGCAAACATGACCATAAAGAAAAACCGTCCGGCACGGAAGAAAAGCTACTGTGCACGAAGCGGAGGGATCAAAGGTAAATCAAATAAGTTGTCGGCTAACTACTGGAGCCGCAAGGCTTGGAACTGCTAATGCCCGGAAGATATAGATCCTACGGTCGTGAAGACGACCCAATGCAAGAAGACCTAGAGGTTGCATTCTCTGGGTTTAATAATCGTGTTCGCCCTGATCAATTAAAGCCGGGAGTTTTAGCTGAATCAAAAAATGGTCGTCTTGATTTAAACGGAGAGTGGCAAGTCCGCAAGGGGGTCAATGTTTTAAATGTCCCGTTCGTAACAGGATCAGCCGTATTTCGTTTACCTACTGCGGCAGAAAAAAACGTAACAACTATAGGTGATTTACCTAGGGTTATGGAAGGAGTTAGTATTGAAACTGACGGAACCGTAACAGTTGTTTTAAGTAATCATGGATTCTCTGTGGGAGAAGAAGTTGTTATTAACGGTGCATACAGGGGGAACCTTCCTGACATCAATGGCAGTTATACCATTACAGTTGCTAGTGGTGCTAATAGATTTAAATTTGCTTCAGGAATAACTGGTAGCACGGGATCATATACATTCCCTCCTGCCCAAGGACTAGTAACTTCGTTTACTTTACCCTTTAATCCAATCACCGAGGTCCTAAGCACCTCACCCCTGTCCTCCCCGGGGGGAAGATCTATTCCTTCTAATGCATCAGTTACCGGTGTTCGTGCCGGAACTGATTATAGTAATACCAATGTTGATAAAGATGGAGAATACATTATAGCATCAACCAATCTGTCGGCACTAGTTCTAAATTTATCGAATCAAGAAACATTTGAAATGAAGTTTCCTGACGGTGAAGTTGTTCTTGAAAGGTCGGATATGCTTCAAGCATTTAATCGATTATTTATTTTTCGTGATAGTCAGGTTGCACTAGAAAACAAGAAGTTTTTTAATCCGGTTAGTATTAAGGAAATATCTCAAACAGGAAGCACGGTGGTTGACGTTGAAACATTTTTGAACCACGGGTTAGTTGACGGAGACAAAGTAGAAATACGTGACGTTGCCGAAGGAACTATTAATCCCAATGGTCAATTTGAAATAACGAGTTCAACTAACACAACATTTACCTACAACGTAGGAACATCAGGAACAGAAGACTATACGGTTACCGGGGACTCAAAGGTTTACCCCACGTTTACTCGAGTGGCAGAAGGAGACTACGAACAGCCAATCGTAATATCACCCACTAATGTTGATGTTACCAATGGCGAGGTGGTAGCAACGTTAACGGCTCCAGAGATAAATAATCTTAAAATTGGAAATACTATATTCATCGAAGAGGTAGGTAACTCTTCCTTGAATCTAGGAGAGGAGCACGTAATTTCTAGTGTAGATAATACCGCAAATACTATTTCTTTTTATTCCCAAACAGATGACGAATCTAACAGAACTGGTGTAATATTTCAAAGGCAGGTATCAATTGGTCTAGGCTTTATGCATATGCCTGCACCTGAGTTCGGGGTGTATCACCAACGTCGATTAATTGTGCCATTTCGTTATAATCAAAAAACAATTAGTGCATCCCTGCCCACGGATATTATCTCCACCGGGGTAAGAGATGAGATAGCGGTAAGTGATATTCTTGACTCAGATACGTATGATCAGGTTTATGCTAAGTTTAGATTTAATGCAGGAACTTCTGACTTTACAATTGGGCTTCATTCTTTTTCTGATGACAAGCTATTGGTATTTAATCGTAACAGCATTCATTTAGTTATGAATAGCGGAAACCTTTCTACTTCTCAAACTCAGTTGTTGACTAACGAGGTAGGTTGTGTTGCCCGGGATAGCATAATTCAGGTAGGCAACAATGTTTTGTTTTTATCTGACAACGGTGTATACGGGGCAAACTTCCAAGACCTTTACAATCTTCGTGGCAATGAGGTTCCTTTAAGTGAACCAATTAATAATACTATGAAATTGATCAATAAGGACTTGTGGAATAAAAGTTCCGGAGTTTATTTTGATAATCGTTATTACCTAGCAATTCCTCTTAATGAGGAAACGGTTTCGGTTGACGGAGAAGGAAACGTATCAGCAGAAATAACCCGTGCTCCGTTTAATAATCGAATTATTATTTATAACTTTCTTAACAAACAATGGGAGTCAGTCGATAATGTTAAGGACGGAAACTTTGAGTACAAGAAACTTATTGTAGCCGGTGACGGAGAAAGCCGTGGTGTTTATATTCTTAGCACAAATGGTGGTATTCACAGGCTTGATGTATTAGACCAAGGCAATGACCGTGTTATTACCGAGGTTGCAACTGGCACTGGAGACTTGATAACTACACCTCCCATTGAAGGATCAATGACAACTCGAATGTTTACCAATCAGACTATTGACCGGAAGAAGTGGAATAATTTTGAGATGCAGGTTCAATCACATATTGACTTAAAGTCAGATTTCTTTATTACTGGTATAACAGAAAATGTTGATGATACAATAGATCTGAAACAATTATCTTCTTACCTTAATAATGAATTACTTCCTGAAGACGAAGATGTTTCCATCCGGGGACGGATTGGGAACAGACGAGCCTACGGATTTCAGTTTAAAATTGACCGGACAACCGGTCGTCCTCGTGTTCGTAGCCTAAAGGTTGCGGCGGCAGAGGCATTTAGATCAACAAGAGAAGCAATATAATGGCAACTATTTTAAATACAACTCAAGTATACAATGCGGCGGATGTCGTCACTCATACTAACTTAAACCAAATTGTAGGTGGAATTACTTTTCAAACTGGAGTCGACGGAGCTACGGACGATGTAAGCCTAGAGGTAGATTCCGGCGGATCATTACGAATAAAGGATGACGGAGTAACTACTTCCAAGATCCTTGATGCTAACGTAACCAAAGCTAAGTTAGAGGATATATCTGCTTCACTTAGACTTCTTGGTCGAACCACAGCCGGAGCAGGTTCCCCCGAAGAAGTTACTGTTCATGACGACGATGATATGTCTAATGCTACAGGTATTACTTTAGCTACAGATGAAAGCATTAAGGCTTATATAGATAAGTTAAAACCAAATGTTTCTCAGTTTATAAAAACAAGTACGTATACAAATCTTACTTCAAATAGTACATTTCATGATTTTGGGTTTGAGGTAAGCATTACCCCTAAGTTTGATAACTCGGATTTAAGATACACTTGCTCTGTTTCCAATTCAAGTAATGACGGTTCTCACGGAAATTTCTTTAGGTTAATGAAAAGAATAGGAACGGCATCTTTTCAAGTTGTTGATACTGCGGTAGGTGATCTTAACGGTGTTAGAACTCAGTGTGCATTTACCGGTGGTTATGCTGGTCAGTATAATTGCCAACCCGATGGAATAAGTTTTATAGATACTAGTTCGTTTACAGCAGGAACAGAGATTACTTATAAATTACAAGTATTTAATTATAACAATACTGACATTTATATTAATAGAGCTAACACCGATAATAACAACATCTACAATCCTTCTCCAATATCTGTTTGTAACGTAGAAGAAATATACAATTAAAGTAAAAGTTTAACAATTTAAATTATGTCACTAATACAATCAGGCAAAACTTTCAACGATGGCGAGCAGTTAACTGCCGGCAAGTTAAATCAAATACTTTCGGATGCTACACTTAACTCTTCCGGTGTAGACGGAACATCCATCATTGTTAATGCAAATGATGTTCTTGCGGTAAGAAGTGTTAACAGTTCACGTATTGATAGCGGTGCTGTTATTACAGATAAATTGCCGGACAGCACGGTTACCGCTAGTGGCGGAACACCTGACGGTGTAACTCTTCCCAAGCTTCAGCATATTGAAACAAGCAAAGTTCTTGGAAGAACTGCAACGGGCGATGGAGTTGTTGAAGCATTAACACTTAACACGGATAATGCAATGGCTAGTGCCAGTGCTACAACATTAGCAAGTGACGGAAGCATCAAGGCTTATGTGGATACAACTGCGGCACCAACCAATGGATTTGATCCAGTCACTGTAGCTAGCACCACAGAAAGTGTGAAACTTCCTAATGGTTTAATTATGAAGTTCGGGATTGCCCCGGGCACAACAACACAAATCAGTTCGGAAATCG